TTGGATGCAAATGCAGTATATAATATCTGCCATGATGTTAGATTTGGAAACTTATTTTTAATATCTAAAATATATTTAATATAATCTGGATATTTTACAACTAATCTTTGTAATTCATGATGCCATAAACGAATCATTGAAAGATCTTCTTCATTATGCTCTAATACAAATGCATTTTTTAAGTTTATTTCAGGTGATTTATAAAATGATTGATTTTCATACATAGCTATTTTTTCACTATGAGCCTTAAATATACTGTCTAAAGATTCTTTTGTATCTACTAATTGGAAATATGATGCACGTAAAAACCATGATAGATGATAATTATTTCCACAGTTTACTGAACAATGTATTTCATGTGATCCAAGTTTATTTCTAGTATCTTTCAAGTCACAATAATAATCTGAACTTAAGCTATTAATTATTATACTATTTGTTTCCTTTCTATTAACGCCTCGCAATTCTTCTACATCATGAGAATCTACTCCATCTATAAATTCTATATTCTTACCAATTAAAAGTTTTTTAAGTTCGCTTTTTGTATTATTTATACGATATTCATAATGGCTTATTACTGGTTTGAAATCTTCACCTATTCTTGGAAGGTTTAATTTCTCATAAAAATCACCTTTAAACCCAACTCCTTTTAATATATCAATGTATTCTTTTATTTCCTTAGTAGATATATTTTCTGGAAATTCATTTGGTATATAGATATTTCTTGTTATAGGTTTTTTACCTAATGTTTTATCCTTAATAAGTGAATGACATGTAGATATGCTCCTATCAAATCTTAATGGTAAATCATTTTCCTCATCAATAGCTTCAATTATTAATCTTCCTCTATGTTTTATTGATTCCATTTATTTATTTTTTATAATTAAACCAATCACCACTTTCTACAGTTGGATAGTCATTATATTTATGCTTATCCAAGAAATATATTTCAGCTGGTCCATATACAGTATCTATAATTTTCTTATTATAAAAATCTGGATAGCCCTCTAATCTATCTAATCTTTTAGCAGTTATTTCATCTGTAACTTTATATAGTTCAATCAATATCTCTTTCCCATCACTTTCAATTATTCCTGGAAATCCACCTAACGAAATCATTTCCCAATCGCCTTTTATCCATTCAATTCCAACTAATTCACAATGTTCAATTAATCTATGATTATGCATTCCATGTCTAAGCGAACCATATACAGCTACTAAATAAGATTTAAATCTTTCCATTGATCTGTTATTAAAAATGTTTTTACTAAATATTTACAATATATTACAAAATCGTCATCTTCATGCATCATTTCTGGATGCCCTTGTATTCCTAAGCAATTTGACAATGGATAGAATATTACTTCTGGTTCACAAGGAACATCTTTAGCTAAATAGTTTTCCTCTACATTCTTTATGTATTTATTACTGCGTTTATTCCATGATTCAGCAAGTATAATATAATTATCTTTTTTAAGATTGAATGGATAAGACATTTGATGATGTGTTGATGTTGACCATAATGGTAAGTCCGTATATCCAATTAAATCCTTTACATTATGATTTTCAGTATGATTTGTTACATCTTGAATAACTTTTCCTCCATTCATTGCAGTTAGAAATTGTGATCCCCTACATATACCTAGACATGGTATATTACTTGCCATTGCCTGAATAAATATGTCTTTTTCTATTTCATCTCTATACTTATTATTATAAGTATTAAAATATTGAGTTTCATTGTAAAATGATGGAGTAACATCATCACCTCCTGTGAATATTACCAAATCAGCATGTTCTACATTATTAACATGATTAATATTGCCCAACCAATCAGCATATGATTTATTTCCTAAACAAAGTATGTCTAATTTCATTTTTAATCTCATTTAATTTAATTTTATCGTAATTATCTGGAAATGGCTTTTTGGGATTTATACCATACTCATCACAATAGTTTTCAGAATTATCTTCTTCTAATAGTATCTTCTTTATCATGATAAGTTCGCTTCCAGAATACAATTCCATATATTTGTCCATAGAATCTTGTATTCTACTCCAACTATTAATTGTATGTAACTTTTTAAAATCTATTTTTTTGATAGGATTTTTATAGTTGATTATTCCATGACCATGTGGACCGCTTATTATTGAATGGCATATTGAAATCCAATCAATTAATGGTATGTTTGGATGTTTATAATATAGATCAAATGCTTTATTTAGTATATTTGTTGACTTAGTCTCTTTTTCATAACAATATCTTATTAATACTATTACAGATTTAAGAATTGTATGTTTAGCCCATTTGTTAGATTTTTTAGGAATTTTAAATTTGTGAGGATTTACTGTTACTATTATGCCAGTCACTTTTCCCCTATTTCTTACGTTCATTGATCCTTCTTTATATGTAACTCCACCAATCATTTCATTAATTAGATATATAAACTCTACAAACTCTTCATTTGTTATAGACAGTTTATTGTCATCTCGTTTTAATAATCCTGAATTTTCAAGTCCTATCATAAATGTAACTGATGGTATTCGTTTAAAATGTGTTTTGCTAAACAATGCTGAATAACATGCCTCAGTTACATATTCTTTAGGTTTTTTGCTTCCTATATGGTATATTGCGCAATACATTCTTTAACTAATTTAATTGTTTGTTTTTTACCATTATATTTATAATAATCAGATATATCTTTTATATAACTATCTGTTGTTATATAATTAAATCCATAAATATCCTTCATTTTTTTAGCAGCCCTTAATCCAGCATCATCATAATCGTAGAATACTATAATATTCTTAAATCTACCAATCAAATCTTGGATTATATGTGGCTTGAATATGTAGTTTTCTGTTTGTGGTGCTATAAAGTTGTATCCCATCTCGTGTAGGCACATTCCATCTTTTAGGGATGATGCTATTAATAAGAGTTCTCCCTGTTGAGGTAACTGGATAAATCCACTTATTGTCCCCTCTATAAAATTGTTTAGCCATTTTGTTACGGTATTATATGGTTGATAAATTTTATATCTAGTAAGTCCATCTTTATTCTCAATATATGCATATGCATTTTTATCTACTGAAAATATATTATTGTTAATAAATAGATATTTTATTGGAACAACATTATATAAATCTAATGTTTTTCTGGTTATTCCATAAGAAGACCAATACTCTTTATCTGACTTATTCCATTTTCTAGTAGTAATCTTTATAACTCTTTCCGAAATATCAATGATATTCTTATCTTTGGTTATTACTGGTTTAATTGGTGATGCTATTATTTTATCATTAGTTTTAAAATCTCTTAACCTAAAATCTACAACTATTTTAGATAGTGCTTCATTATATGATATATTAAATATCTTTTTAACTAATGTAATAGCATCACCATATTCTCCAGTAGATAAATCTTTCCAAAGTAATAAACCTTTATATTTAGTTGATGGATATATTGAAAAAGAAGGGTTCTTATCTTCTCTAAAAGGAGACGATATTGCCCTTCTTAATTCAAATCCATTAATATAATATTTATAAATATCATAGTCAGATATACAACGATTTATCAGTTCGTGAGTTGGATAAGGCTTTTGATCTTCTATACTATATTTTTTGTCTGTCAGATTTATCATATAAGCATAAAAAAAAGAGCCTTATTAGGCTCTATTTACTACCAATCGTCATTTCCTGCATCTTCACTACCTCCGATATTTCCTTCTGGTTGATCTGGTTGAGGTCTAGTTAAAATTGCAGTTGAACTAATAGTTGGCTTACCACTAGTTACATTTTTTAATCCCCAATAACCATCTATTGTCAAAAATTTAGATGGACGTTTTTCGGTTCCATAGGCAACTGCTACGTTTAATTTAATTCCATTATCTTGAGTATCACGAATACCTTTCATCACGTAATCAAGAATTTGTTTATACGATTCAGCTTCTTCTAGTTGAGGAATTCTAAATTCCTTCATATAATAGTTCATCTTTTTCACAAAATATTCTTGTGCTTTATCTGAAGAATCTGCACTTGGGGCATAAAAACCTTCGTTCATTTCGCCTCCATTTGCATCTACAATGAACATTTTATAATCTGGAGCATTATCAGCATCCTGAGCTGTCTTCTTCTCTACTCGATAAGTACATCCTTCTACTATTCCTGCATTACCACCATTAAATACTTTAAATGACTTGTCTTCGAATTTTGAATCTGTTAATTTAATCATATTATATAATTTTTATTTGTTACTAATTAATTTTCTAAATCTGATTTTTTACAACTTTATATAAGAAATAGTTATCTCCAAATATTAATACTTGAATTACTTCTATTTATTATTAACTTCTTTTCCACATACTGTACATTTGGCTTTTCCACCTTTAATTTTTAGTGAAAACAACCTTCTTCCTTTGCCGTATTCCTTATCTTGGAATTCATGTTGGCAGCTACAATTTAATACTATTGTTGACATATGCTAGTCTTTAAATATTTTATCCCAGTGCATAGTAATTACTCCATCTTCATCAGATTCTGCAATTACAATTTCCTTTCCCCTTAAATGTGCCGGCCTAGCTTCAACTAATAAATCTTCACCTCCATTAAAATTAATGATGGTTTGATTCTTCTTTCGATAAACATATCCTAGCGCATCTGCTTTGGATGATATAATTCTTTCTAACTTTCCAGATAAATCTAATAGATTTTCAGACAATTCTTTACCGTCTCTATTAATAGTTCTATCTTTAGTATGACCAATAAGAATTAAATGCTCAGTTAGTCCTCTAAATATATTTACTACTCTTTGAAACGCTTCTCGAATGTATAAATATCCAGCACCATTTGGTAGCGTTCTAACATCTAATCCATCGAAAGTCTTACCCATTGGTGTTGATTTATAATCTGCTAAAGCCATTGGAAGAATAATATCTTCCAACGCAGTTGCAGTATCAATAGTGATATATTTATAAGGATTTCCAGCCTCTTTAATAGCTTTAGAAATAGCTTTTAAATCATCAATATTGTTCGCTTTTACAGCCATTGCATCTACATAGTTTGACCCCTCTTCTAAATCTATAATAAGATTATTTTCTAATCCTGCTAAGATTGTGGTTTTACCACTCTTAGGTTTTCCAAATAAGATCAAAAACTTTGGATTTTCAGTCTTTGCTGGTGTTTTACTTGTTGGTAATATCATCTACTTGAATATTTGTGTCTAATCATATAATCAATTGGGTTCATGTCATATAGCCATTCTCTTATTGTAGTTTGTCTAACTTTTCTTGGATTATAGCAATATGAAGTATCTAAGAAGTTATCAACTCCTTCTATTCCTGCAAATTCTTGTATTCCACTTAAACATAGATGAAGATAATTTAATTGAGGTTCTAGCCAATCTTCATTATAATATGAAACAACAATTAAACCTATTTTATGATTATAATCATCATCAATAAATTTATGACTTGTAAATTCATACAAGCTTTCTCTTTGCAAGAATTTAGGCATATCTTCAGCATGAACATCAATAGCCATTACTATCATTTGCTTGGCATCTTCATTAACCCTAACATTTAGGAATGATCCATATCTTTCAGATCCAATGTTAAAAACCCTATCGTATCCATCAATATTAACACATCTATAATTTTTTGCCGAAGGAATAGTTCTATATCCATCAGATTCACTCATTAATGAGCCATAAGCTAATATTGTAATCCAATCTTCATTTGGTAATGATAATAATTTACTAATTAGTTTCTCAACTTTATCATCAGTAAAATTAGCATTCTTGCCAAATGTTGTTTTGACAAATTCATCTGATTGCCAATATTTCTTAAGTTCTTTAATTGATTTCCGTTGTTTCTTCATTATTGGGTTATTATCTTTCAATTAATATTATTCTATATTTTCTACCATCTAATTCTATTATGTTCTCAGCTGAATCAATATTATTAGTGGAGTAAGATTTAATCCCAATCTCTTTAAGTATTCCATATTCAATGCTACCTGATTCTAATTTTCCACAAATAATACTCTTTTCTTCATCGCTGGTATTTTTCCAAATGCATAATCCTGCAAATATTCCGTATTTAGCTGATAAAATTAGATTGCAAACTATAGATAAACCCGCTCTGATACCATAACCTGCCTCGATACCATAATCAGCTTTAATGCTACTACCAGCTTTGATACCATGGCCAGCTTTGATATCATGTCCAGCTTTGATACCATGGCCAGCTTCAATGCCATAACCAGCTTTAATGTCATATCTAGCTGTGATACCATAACCAGCCTTAATGCTGCTACCAGCTTTAATGTCACTACCAGCTTTAATGCCATGGCCAGCTTTGATACCATAACCTGCTTTGATACCATGGCTAGCTTCAATGCCATGGCCAGCTTCGATACCATGGCAAGCTTCGATACCATAACCAGCTTTAATATCCAAAATTGCTTTTATACCAGAACCTGCTTTAGCATAGATGTAACCATCGATATGAAGAAATTTGAACTTAACACATCCTAGCAACTCTTCAATTTCTAAATTTCCATTGTGCGAATTAAAATCAGCTTTTGTTAATTTAATTGTTTCCATCTAAATAAGTTTTAATGCTTCTAATAGCCCAGTTTCTAATGCTTCTTCATAAGTGTTAAACATTTTTGTAACATCTCCAGTTTGAACAAATAAATTATGCTCAGTTTTTCTACCTATTTCAGTATAAAACTTATCTTCTTTATCATACCACCAACAAACTAAATGAATGTTATGTTCTTCTCTCAGCCATTTTTGAAGTAATGATTGAGTAGGTGCTTCAAAACTTATCCCATCTCCTTCAGAATTATAATTTTCAGCTTCGTGTTTACATAGTTTAGGTGTTTCTAATTTTTTATTACATTCATAAGTTTCCCATAAATAGTATGTACCAGTTGAAAACCCTTTTTCTTTAGCTATTTTGGCTGTTTCGAATGTTATTAATTGTTCATTCATGATTCATTCATTGTATAATATTCTTCTAATTTACGATTCTTTAATACATAACTATATACCCTTTCGTCAGGTTCGTGAGGCAATTCTCTGAAATAATTACATGCACCGTTGAAATATAATTGAATTGTTGCATTTGACTTACCAGATCTATTAAGAAGTATAGATAATTCCCTATGGCTATCTCTTAATCTTGTTAAATCCCAATTCTCATATTGCTCTTCTTTGTATTTATATGGAGAAAATATTCCTAACATCAAATTAACATCCATGCCAACATCTTTACAATTCGCTAGACCTTCTCTTGTTGGCCTGGCTTTATCTAATATATTATTTCCTTTTGAGGTAAATTGTTGAGATGTAGATTCTGCTGATTGCTGTTGCACTAATATTGGACTATACCCCCATAAATCTCTCATCTTTATACAATGTTCTGATGAAAGGCTTTTTATGCATTCATATAAACTTTTACCTTTTTCTGATAATAAAGATGCATGATCAATTATAACTTCAACTATTTCATTTGGTTTGTTTGGAATATATTTATCAATGACCTTTTTTTTCTCGTGCTTTCCATCAGTTTCCCAGTCAATATACTTATATTCATACGTACCATTTTGTTCTGCATAAGATTGAACATTTATCATTATTCCAGTTGGATGTTTTATTGAATCAATAAATTCAACTCGCTCTTCAAAGAATTTAAACCATTCTTGAAACTCATCTGATTCAATTATATTCATAATATCATTATCAACTATATATTCATTGAATACTGATAATAAATTATCTGGATTTATAAGTATTCCATACTTGGTGAATAGTCTATATGATATTGCTTGAACCATTTTTATTTCTTTAGATAGTTCTAATGAAAAATATTTTATTTTCAAATCAATATCTACATGTCTATTATCAAGCAACCATTCTATAGGTTGATACATGAATAAAAAATCAGTTAATTGAGTTTTTGATTCTTTTGTTCCTGCGGTTGTGCAAATGAATTGTCCTTTTCTAACTCCAGGTAACACTTTAGATAATCTAGGCAGATTCCAAGGAATGGCTATTATTCCACCGCTTTCCCTAATCTGTTTATTTGCTTTAATCTTATTTACAGCATCTTTGAATATACTCATAATCTTTCAGTATTTCCATTTCCAATATGCTGAACTACATCTTCACCAATATATCTTTCCCATTGACTCTGGTTTACAAAGGTTTCCATTAATGGAAGATAATTTAAACTACCACGTTTTTTATAGTCTGAAAGCATTTTACTTGTTGCATCTAAAATCATTTCATGCATTGCAACATTTTTAATCTTTTTAAGATATTTATCTCGCAACTTTTTATAATCAGCAGTTAATTTGCCATTGAATTCTTTATTAGCTGCTCTTAATATCCTTCCGTCTGGAGTTTTAGTTGGATATAAGTTAAACATCTCATCAAAATTAATAGCTTCTTCGCCTACTAACATAATAGCTTTCTTGGTTAATTGATAACCTCCATCTTCACTCTTTAGCCATCCATTAAGTTCTAAGTTATTTAAAGTTTGTTGAGTTGAGGAGAATGGTAAATCTTCACCATTTAAGTTATTATATGCTTTAACTAGGGTTAAATATTCATTAATATTTAAATTTTCCCTTACTAACATCACTAAATCAATCTCTAGCATATAAATTCTCCTTATTAAACGTTAATAATATTGTACTAATCTAGACTCCCTTTCAAAGTCCTCTTCTTGCTCATAAATTGCCTCATATATATCATGCAAAGATACTAAAACATTGAATTCTTTCATAATTAAATCTGGAATATCTTTAATTTTTGGATTATATTCCATCATAATTAATGTTACCATTATTGATAATTCTGATCTAATGTTCATATATGTTAAATTTCTTCAAAATCGGAATCAATTTCAGCCATTATTCTTTCAATTTCATCATCTATGTCTTTATCCATAGGATCATGTGGATTTATTGAAATTCCGCATTGGTATAATTCACGTGAATGTGTTCCCATTTCCCAATAATTACCAAATTCATCCATAAAAGCTTCATCAGTAATATTACCGTCTAAGTATATACTATAGTAACGATTTCTAAAAAAAATACTCTTGCCTTTATATTTGGACAATTATGTGTGAAAACTTCATTATTTTTTACAATCCTTTTTAATGATTCAATAAATTCCAAATATCTTAACCCTGGTTTGTAGTGTCTAGCTATTCTGAATATGTCAGATTGACTTCTTCTTTTACCATATTCGCATTGAACGTTACCATGTTTTGCATATAGTGTATTAAATCCTAGCATAGTCATTC